ATTCTCTTTGGATATGTTTACCTAATAATGGTATAGCATTTCGCTTTACAGCCAACGCATCAAACATACCTTCAACTAATACTAGTGGGGATGACCAATTGATAAACAATTCAAATGGAACTGTATCCTTACTCATTGGTGGGTTTTTATATTTGACAGGACTGTGCTCATTAAAGTTACGAGCCACGAAATAATTTAGGGAACCTTCGTGGGAATACGACGGTATTATAATCATCTTATCATAGACACCGCCATCGCAATAACCAATATTGTAGCGCAGTATATCCGCTTTACTTACGTTACGACGTTTTAAATAAGCTAAGGCTTGTCTACCAGTCATATCACCTTTTGATATATCAGTAAATGCTTTAAATTCTTTAGGTAAGTTAATTGCTTCAACTGGTTTAATATTATCTCTATAATCTTTATAGGATACGTGCTTTTTAATTTCAGCAATCTTATCGTCTGGTGCTTTAGCTTGTTTTAGTAAAGTAACTAGGTTTGTGCCTTTCTTATTACATACCCAACAGTGCCAAGGATTTTTCTGTCCATCAGTAAAGTTAACCTCTAATTTTGGTTTAGAGTGATGGCAAAACGGACAGTGGTAGGCTTGGTTACCTCTAGCTGTAGCTTTACCCGCTCCTAGAACGGAGTTAACTATGTTTACTAATAAATGATTTACCATATAAGGGTGAATATACAACCCTATTTTTGCGACTCAAAGTCTTTTGTGAAGAACTTACCTAAAATATTATCGTTGAAGAATAGATGTGGATTCTCTAATACCTCATAGATAAATTGTGCTTTTGTCTCCTCGTAAGTTAATAATTTTTTATTAGGAGCCAAAGTTAAAATTTCACGTTTAAAATTCTCTATTGGTTCGTTTTCTAATAAGTTAAGTAATACTTTATTAGAACCCCAATATGTTTGCCAATCACTTTCTTTTACTATTTGTTTGTATGATGGTTTTCTACCTTTAGTACCTTCATATAATGCTAAATCTTTTTTAGTTAATTTAGCTTTACGAGTAAATTTAACGAATTTTTTTCCTATATAGGCTTTACTACTTGGGATATGAGTAATTCTATATACAAAACCGAATGTTGAAGGAGGGAAATCCTCGATTGAGGTTATTTCCTCACCTCTATATAACCAATTCATATATTAGGACTTAAGTAAATATGTAGTTACTATAAAATTACCAGTTATAGATAATTGATCTAGTGCTTCTGAAGCTGATGTTGGGGTATCAAAAAATGCTACATTAGGGTCTCCAAATGAGACAAATTCACCTGTAGTAGATAAATAAGTTCTAAAATTTTCTGATACTGTATATTTTGTTTCTGTAGCCATAATTTATTTTTAAATATTATTCCATAGGATCACCATGAAATGCTAATAGAGCTCTATCGTATGAGTATGTTACTTCTAACATTCCTCCAGCCATTAATAAATCAGTAGGGGTAAAAGTTGAATTACCAGCATTTTGAGATTGTTCAAATTTATACCCTCCTAAGTCTCCTGCACCAGTTGATAAACGAGTGTAGGTTACCGCTGCATTATAGGGTGTAGCACTAAATTGTAATCTTCTACTAGTATTACCTGAAGTATCGGATGTATTTGTAGCACCAGGGAATATTACAGTACATTGAAAATCTTCAGTACGTAGCTGAGCTTGGAATCCAAATCTTAAACCCGAAGTTCCATTGGCTCCAGAATATACTACAAGTACACCACCATTGATATCATCTAAAGTAGGTGTTGATGTTCCATTAATAATAGTAGGAGAAGCAGTTGTTCCAGCGGTTGTGGAATATACCATATTACTAATAGAAGTACCGCTAGTTCCAGAAGATCCACTTGAACCAGATGAGCCTGATGAACCACTTGTTCCTGATGAGCCTGATGAGCCTGAAGAACCACTAGAGCCTGATGTACCACTTGAACCTGAAGAACCTGATGAACCTGAAGAACCACTTGTACCTGAAGAACCACTAGAGCCTGATGTACCGCTTGAACCTGATGAACCTGATGTACCTGAAGAACCAGACGAGCCTGATGTACCGCTTGAACCTGATGAACCTGATGTACCTGAAGAACCAGACGAGCCTGATGTACCACTAGAGCCTGAGCTACCTGAAGTACCTGATGAGCCTGAAGAACCTGAAGTACCTGATGTCATTCCTGGAGGGGTTGTTCCTGATGTACCTGAAGTACCTGATGAGCCAGATGAACCTGATGAACCTGATGAACCCGAAGTACCTGCTCCACCACCTCCACCACCATATGAACCTGTGATGAAATATTCTCCAGTAGCATTATTTCTTACTACTACATTTGAAAGAGCACCTCCAGCATCTTGAGCATCTTCATGATATATAGAACCAGTAACTGTTAAACTACCACTAATATCAATATCATAACTTCCTGTACCTGTAAAAGCATCTACAGATTGTGATACATGCCAAGCATTTATAGTGAACCCCTGGTTGATTTCATCCGTGGATGGGGTAAATATATTTTCTAGTCTTTCGGTTCCTTTTCCCATTGTAATTATCTATCTATGTTTATAAATATAGTAGTATCTGTTGTTCTTGATACTGGGAGTGGTTGGGATAATTTCCCAACTGCAAGTAAATTTTGATCATCATCATATAACCCTACTGTACTAACATAAGGTGAAAAGAAAGAACCTGTTACAAAATCATAAACTGTACCATCTGTAGAGCCTGAAATAATAGAGGGGTTTTGGCTGAAGTTAAATTCAAATTCATTTATTGTTGCTTTATACTGGGTTTCATATATATCAAATGAGCTTGAAAATGAACAAGTTACATTACTTCTAAAAAAATCTTCTAAATATAAATCTTTCCCATATACACAAGTGCCATAAATAGAATGACCATAACCATTACATTCACTAGGATTGCCTTTACAATTAGTAAAAGTAACTATGCCATGAGGGTAAATAATATTACCTACATAAGTCCCATTTGAATATAGATTACCATTACCATCATCTGTAATAAGATGGGTAACAGATTCACTTATAATTTTATATTCAAAAGAATTGGGTTGGATATAATCACCCCATAAACGTGAAGGAATTGAAAGAACTGCAATTTCTTCACCTGAACTTGTAGGTAAAAATCTAATAGTATCATTTGTAGATTGAAGATAATTTTCATATCTACCTGAGGAATCAGGATTACCTACAAAAACGTCTCCATTAGAGTCATCTCCAGGAAATAAACTTTGTGTTTGAAGAGGAGAACCTGCAGATGATGTTAAAAAGTTAGTGTAATATAATTCTTTAACAGAATCATAAACTAAAACACTGTATTGGTCATTATTATTACCAGTAAGAGATTGGGTAAATTCAAAATCACCCTTTATACCTCTTAGTCTATCAATTTGAACATCGTTATCTGTAAATTCAGAAGAAGGAAAGGAGAACCCCTTATTAACTTTAAAGGGTTCTACAATTAAGTCCTGTGATAAAAATTGTTTGTATGCACTCATTCATTTTAGAAATCTAGTTTCACTCTAACGAGGGCTTCTTTTGTAAAATCTTTTTCTAATGGTCTTGACAATTTAGCTACTGCTAACAATTCGTTAGTATCATTATACAAACCTACAGTTGTAATATATGTTGTAGGTGAATTAATAAATGAAGGATATAATACTTCACCAGTTGAACCTGAAATGAATGATGGGTTTTCTGAATAGTTAAATTGAGAACTTCTAGGTCTTACAAATACAAAGTCTGAAGTAATTGTTTCTTCTGAATTAGCTGTAAAACTAGCAGCATCTGAACTAGAAATAGCATTAAATATAATTGCTGGATTTGGATTAGAAGTTATAGATAATGCTGAAGTTGTTGTAGCATCTAATCCAATACCTCCATCAGCTTCATCATTGGATAATGCTCTTGGATTTAAAATATAAGTAGCAATATCTGGTAAGAATAAACCATATGAACCTGAATTAATACTATATCCGTTTGATTCTAATGTATTAAATACGTTACCTGCTGAACCTGATACTAATTGGAATACTCTACCAGCATCATTAAATACTACTGAAGAAGCTACTTGGCTATTATCAGTTAATGAGATAACACCATCT